CGGGGTTCACGCCCTACGCCGACCTAACGCAGCAGCAGGTGGTCGGCTGGGTGCAGGGCGCTCTCGGGTCGGAGCAGGCCGCGCAGATCGAAGCCGCGCTGGCGGCCAACATCGCCGCGCAGATCAATCCTCCGGTCGTCGCGCCGCCGCTGCCGTGGGCGCCCGCCTAGGTGGCGCAAGACCTCTACAACATCCTTGTCGGGGTCTGCGGTGCGGCGATAGGCTGGCTGCTGAAGGTCATCTGGGAGAGCGTTCGCGCTCTCCAAGCCGATATGCGGGAAATCGAAAAGGAGCTCCGCACGAAGTTCGTTGGCAAGGACGACTATCGGGCAGACGTGCAGGAACTGAAGGACATGGTGCGGGCGATCTTTGAGCGCCTTGAGCGGAAGGCCGACAAGTGATGCAGGCGGTACAGCGGCACATCCTGCTGGTGGCCATCTACACGCTCGCCGCCGTCATGCTCGCCATGGTGTTCGTGCTGCTGACGGGCCTGTTCGATCCGCAGGTGAACAACGACAAGATCTTCGAGGTGCTTGGGCCTGCCTTCTCGACGATCGTCGGCGCTCTCGTCGGCCTGCTTGGTGGCCTGCGCTTGGCGCGGGCTTCGGAGGAGCGGGAATAATGGAGGGCCTTCTCGCGCTTGTCAGGACGGTCGCGCCGTCTATCGCCACCGCTGTCGGCGGGCCGCTTGCAGGCATGGCCACACGCGCCATTTCTGAGGCGCTGCTGGGCAAGCCTGACGGCACCGAGCAGGAGCTCGTCGAGGCTGCGAAGAACGCCACACCCGAGCAACTGCTGGCGCTGAAGACGGCGGAGCAGGATTTCGCCGTGCGGATGCGGGAACTCGAGATCGACCTTCACCGCATCGACGCGGGCGATCGGAGCAGCGCACGCGAGCGCGAGGTGAAGACCAAAGACATGACGCCGCGCCTTCTGGCGGCTGCGGTCACGGTGGGCTTCTTCGGCGTCCTTGGTTACATGCTCGCCTACGGCCTGCCGGTGCAGGGCGGCGAGGCGCTGCTGGTCATGCTGGGCACGCTGGGGACGGCCTGGGGCGCGATCGTCTCTTACTACTTCGGCTCCTCTGCGGGCTCGCGCGAGAAGACCGACCAGCTGAACCAAGTGCTGAAGGTAAACCGATGAAGGGCAATTTCGACGCCGCGCTGGCCGCCGTGCTGAAGCACGAAGGCGGCTGGGCCGACCACCCGGCGGATCCTGGCGGCGCGACCATGAAGGGCGTGACGAAGCGCACGCTCGAGGCGCATCTGGGGCGCGAGGTGACGAAGGACGAGCTCCGCGCGATCAGCGACGAAACGCTGGCCGACATCTACCGCCGCCGGTACTGGGACGCGGTGCGTGCGGACGAGCTCCCGGCGGGCGTGGACTACGCCGTGTTCGATTGCGCCGTGAACTCCGGCCCAAGGCGCGCTATTCTCTTTGCCCAGGCAGTTGCGCGTGTAACGCAAGACGGTGCCATCGGGCCTAAGACGCTGGCGGCCATCAAAGCCGCTTGCGCCGAGGGGGCCGAAGGGTTCATTGAGGAGTACAGCGAGGCGCGCCAGGCCTTCCTGCGCGGCTTGCCGACGTTCCAGGTCTTTGGCCGCGGCTGGACCCGGCGCGTGGATGACGTGGAGGCGGTCGCCGCGCGTATGTCTCGCGGAGAGGAGATGGCCTAAATGCCCCTTGCCGCTCTAAATCTCCCGCCGGGTGTGGTGAAGCCTGCGACGCCGCTGCAGGTGAAGGGGCGGTATTGGGACGCGAACCTGGTGCGCTGGCGCTCCGGCAAGCTGCTGCCGGTGGGCGGCTGGCAGCGCATCACTAGCTCGCCTCTGGCCAGCACCTGCCGCGCTATCTTCACTTGGTCGAGCCAAGCTGGGTTGCCCTATGCGGTGCTGGGCTCCGAAGACAACCTCTACGTCCTCGACGGCTCGTCTTACCTGGACGTCACCCCGGCAGGCTATGTGCAGCCGGATATCGGCCTGTATGGCGCCTATGGCGCGAGCGACTATGGCGAGCTTTTGTATGGCCTCGACTCCGCCGAGGTGAGCATCGCCACGGCGGTGCGGGCGACGAATGTCGTCACCATCACCACCGCAGCCGCGCACGGCTTTCCGGTCGGCATGTCGGTGCTGATCGCGGGCGTGACGGACGCGTCTTTCAACGGCACCTTCACGATCGCCAGTGTGCCGTCCTCCACGACGTTCACCTACGCGCAGACGGCGGCGAATGCGTCTTCCAGCGGCGGCACGGCGGCGCTGCCGGTGGCCGATCGGCGCCCGGCGAGCCTGCTGTTTACGCCGTCCTTCTCCTGGACGTTCGACAACTGGGGCGAGGATCTCCTGGCCGTCTCGTCGAGCGACGGGCGGCTGCTGCACTGGAACACGGGCGAGCCCACCGCCTCGCCGGTCGGCACCAGCGTGATCTCGACCATCGTGCGGGTGTCGAACGTCGCCACGGTGACGACCGTGGACAACCACGGGTACACGGTTGGCGAAAGTGTCGTCATCTCCGGGAACTCGGTGAGCAGCTTTAACGGCACTCAGATTGTCACGGGGGTGCCGAACCCGAAGACGGTCAACTTCACCTTTTCCTCCTCCGGCACCAACATCACCGGCACGGGCGGCAGCGTCACCACGACGAAGGTGATCCCGATCAGCAACCGCGCCGTAATCGTCACGCCCGAGCGCCACGCCGTGCTTCTTGGCGTTGGCGGGGTGCCGCGCCGGGTCGGGTGGAGCTCGCGCGAGAACTACACGGATTGGGACTTCGCGTCGGCGGTGAACACGGCGGGCTTCCTGGATCTCGACACGGAGAGCCTGCTGGTCATGGCTGCGCCCGTACGCGAGGGCACGCTGATCTGGACCGAGAGCGAAGCGTGGCTGATGCGCTTCATCGGCCTGCCCTACGTCTACTCGATCGAGCGCATCGGCTTCGGCTGCGGCCTGATGTCGCCGCGCTCCTTTGCGGTGACGGCTGGGCGCTGCATCTGGATGGGGAAGGAAGGCTTCTGGATGTACGACGGCGGCGTCGTGAAGCCGCTGGCGTGCGATGTCGGGGCCTACGTCTTCGACAACATCGACCCGAACTCTGGCCCGCTCTACGCGCACGGGTCCGACAACGGCACCTTCCCGGAAGTCTGGTTCTGGTTCCCGTCGCAGGGGTCTACGGTGCCGAACCTCTCCGTCTACTACAACTTCCAAGAGGGCTGGTGGGGCATCGGCAACACGATGACGCGCACGGCGGCCTGCAGCGCGGGCGTGTTTAAGTACCCCTTGGCCACCGACGACTTGAACGAGGTGTATTACCAGGAGAACGGCTGGACTGCCGCAGGCGCCCCGATCCAGACGGATCGCTACGCGGAGACGGGGTCCGTCAACCTGCGCGACGGCGGGTCGATCTCCTTCGTGCGCCAGGCGCTGACGGATAGCGGTTACGGCTACGACAGCACGGAACTGACGTTCTTTTCGTCCTTCACCCCGGAGGGCGCGGAGACGACGTCGGGGCCTTATAACCCGCGTTCTGACGGCTACACGGATGTGCGCGTGACAGGCCGCGACTTCCGCATCAAGATCGCCGCGACGCAGGACGCAGAGTGGAGCATTGGCCAGATGCGGATTGACTTCGTGCCGAAGGGCGCGCGATGAGGGCGAACCTTCCTCCGGCGCCCGCGACCTACGATCCCGGCTACTTCACGCGGGCCTTGTCGGCGCTGGACCAGATCCTGGGCCAGACGGTGAACAAGATCGAGGCGGTCGACTCGGTTTTGCTTCTGGCGCCCAATGGTTCTGTGTATAAAGTTGCGGTGGATAACTCGGGGAACCTGACAACCACGGCGGTGCCGCTTGGACAATCGGGCTCTCCTCCTTACTAGGATGCGGAAGGCGCTGCGACTTGGCGGCGACACGCACTCCCTAGAGGACGTCATCGAAGCCCTCGACCGAGGGGAGATGCAGGCGCATCACAACGACCGCGCGATCATCATCACGGAGATCGTGCAGTCGCCACGGCGCAAGTACGCTCATTTCTTCTTGTCTGCGGGGCAACTCGACGGGATCATGGATCTCATGCCGCAGGTGGAGAAGTGGGCGCTGGAGCAGGGATGTGAGTATGGCCAGGCCTGCGTCAGGCCGGGCTACGAGCCGGTCCTAAAGGCGAGGGGCTGGAAGCGGCGGATGATAATGATGGAGTACCACCCCCATGGGCAGAAGCGCACCGAGTGCTCAGACGGTCACCCAGCGGACTGAGCTTCCCGCGTGGCTTGAGGGCGTCACGCAGGAAAACCTCGCGCGGGCTGACGCGATCAGCAACCGCCCCTTCCAGCCCTACCAGGGCCAGCTGACGGCGGGCTTTGCCCCCGAGCAGGAGGCGGCGTTTCAGTTCGCGCAGGCGGGGATCGGCGCGACGCAGCCTATGTTCAATCAGGCCTTCCAGACGGCCTCCGACGTCGCGCAGTACAACCCTAACTTCGTCGCGCCGTCCCAGGTGGGCGTGATGAATGTAGGCGCTGGCCAAACGGGCTTTGAGCGTGTGGCCGGGCCGTCTGTCCGCGCGCTGGGCGTGGGCGCCGAGCGCATCGGAGGCGCCGGAGTGGAGGCGCAGAACATCACGGCGCCCAACTTCCTGCAGGGCAATGTCGGCGCGTACATGAACCCCTTCATCGACAACGTCGAGAACGCGGCGCTGTCGCGGCTGCAGGGTGCGACGCAGACGGCGGTCAATCGCATCGGGGACCAGGCGGTGCAGGCGCGGGCCTTCGGCGGCTCGCGCCAGGGCATTGCGGAGGGCGTTGCGCTGGGCGAGGCCGCGCGGTCTGCCGGCGAGCTCTCGGCCAACCTGCGGTCCCAGGGTTTCAACCAGGCTTCGGCTTTGCTGCAGGCGGACCAGCAGCGCGCCATGCAGGCGGCGCTGGCGAACCAGCAGGCCAACCTGGCGGCGGGTACGACGAGCGCGCAGCTGGCCCAGCAGGCTGCGCTGGCCAACCAGCAGACGGGCCTGCAGGCGGGCCTTGCGAACCAGCGTGCATTCCTCGACGCGGGCACGACGTCGGCGCAGCTGGCGCAGCAGGCCAATCTGGCCAACCAGCAGGCGGGCATGCAGACGGGGCAGTTCAACGTCGACCGCGGGCTGCAGGCGTCTCTGGCCAATCAGCGGGCCAACCTCGAGGCCTCGCAGATCAATGCCCAGCAAATGCTGCAGGCGCAGCAGCTGAACCAGCAGGCGGGCCTGCAGGGCGCGCAGCAGCGGCTGGCGGCGGCCAATCAACTGTCGGGGCTGTCGACCGACTTCCAGCGGTCGCGCCAGCTGGATGCGGCGCTGCTTGAGAACATCGGCGCGCAGCGGCAGGCGATGCAGCAGTCGGCGCTGGATGAGGCCTACGCGCGCTTCCAGGAACAGCAGAATTACCCGATCGAGATGCTGAACCTGCGTCTGGGCGCGACGTCGGCCACGCCATACGGCACGACGCAGTCGGGCACGCAGTTCGTGCCGCGCGGGAACTCGTTCCTCCAAGGCTTGGGCACGGTCGGATCTGCCGCGTCGGGTATCGCCGCGCTGGCTCCTTTGCTTGGCTTCTCCGACAAGCGCATGAAGACGGACATCGAGAAGGTCGGGCGCGACAAGGAAACGGGCCTCGACATGTACGCCTACCGCTACAAGGGCGACCCGAAGACCTACCCGAAGGTCGTCGGCCCGATGGCGCAGGACATCGAGAAGAAGTACCCGGATCAGGTCCGCGAGGTCGCAGGCCGCAAGGCCGTGAACCTGGGCTTCGGCCCGATGCGGAAGGCCATGGGCAATGGCTGACGTCCCGACCATTGCCGACTACATCTTCCGCCGCGCCACGGAACTCGGCGTCGATCCGAACATGGCTCTCGGCATTGCCAGCCGGGAGGGGCTGAACCCGCGCACGATCGGCTCGCCTACCTTCGGCAACGCCGACACGCGCGGCTACTCCTTCGGGCCGTTCCAGCTGTTCTCGGGCTCGCGCGATCCGCGCCGCATCGCGCCGGGCGGCATGGCCTACGAGTTTCAGCAGCGGTTCAGCGCGCCGCCGTCCGCCGACAACTGGCGGGAGCAGGTGGACTTCTCTCTCGAGCGCATGCGCGACCGTGGCGTGCGCCCCTGGTACGCGGTTCGCGACGCGGGCGGCGTGGGTCCGATCACGGAGATCGGGCGGCAGTTCGCCTCTCGCTTCGGCCTGGGGGGCGCGCCTGCCGCGCCTGCCGGCGTGCCGGGGCCGGAGGCGGACGTGGGATCCTTTGCCGTTCCTCCTCCGCAGCCGCAGCCTGTCGTCCCGCTTCCTGCGCCTGTCCCCGCGCCCGCGCCTGCTGCTGCCGCGCCGGTCTACGGCAATGACATCGGCACGGGCTTGCGTCGTCTCGGCAACTACCTTGCGCCGTCCCTGGTGGATCCG